ATTATCGGGGCAAATGCTTTAATCACCAAGATATTTGAGAATGATGGTGTTATCACTACTGTAATGTTAAAAGAATTAGAAAGATGGCTTACTGCTCATCTGATAGTCAGTACGATAGATCGCATGGCTAAACAGGAGAAACTAGGTGCTGCGGAAGTTCTTTATAGTGAGGCAGTGGTTTATTTTGGAGTAGGTTCCAAGATGTTATCAACTACACCTTATGGTAGGAATGTTTTGATTTTAGATTTTACAGGAAAAATGGGAAAAGCAGGTGCCCAAAATGCTACTGTTTTTGCAATACCAAGTTTTGAATAATGGGAATATCAGACTTTATATTAAAGAAATTGAACCAAACGGCTGTATATTGGGGATCACCTACAAATGATGGTAGGGGGAGTTTCACTTTTGATGAACCAGTAGAGATAGATTGTCGTTGGGAAGAGCACACAATGATACGTGAGGATGATGATGGTCAGGAGTATGTTTCAAAGGCAGTCGTTTACGTAGAAGAGGATGTTGATAAGAACGGGTATTTATATTTAGGGGATTTAGAAGATTTGATTGATTTGGATGAGAGTGACAGTGCAGATAGTTCAGGAACACTAGATACACTCGATCCAATAGATATTGAGAATGCCTTTATTATTAAAGGGTTTGAGAAAGTGAAAGCATTGAATACAACAGGATATTTACGTAACGCATATTTATAATGGGACTACCAATAGGAGGAAATTTAGCAACAATGAGGGGTTTTCCACAAGTGATGGCCAGACTTAATGCTGAAATAAAAATGATTAAGGGCAGAACTTATGGAGGCTTGTTAGATGCTGCTGTATTAGTTAGAGAAAAAACAGAAGAATCCTCTCCAAGAACTCCTATTGATAAAGGTAATTTAAGAGCAAGTTGGTTTGCTGTGGCTGCTAAGGGACAAGCGAAAGACCCTTTTAAGAGTGGTACTTTTAAAGATAACCCCAAAACAGGGGTAAAAGCTGGCAGAATGAAGAAAGATCATACAGCTTTAAAAATGCAAGCAAAAGGAATGACAGGAGGAACGGAACCAGTTGTTATTACAGGATTTAGTGCTTTTTATGCCGCACCTGTACATGAAATGCAGGCGGCAAGGTTTAAAAGAGAAGGGGCGGGTCCTTTCTATTTTAAAACACATTTTGAAAGAAATAGTAAACAGATAGTACAAGTAATTGCAGATAATGTACGAATAAAAGGATAAAATTATGAACTCACCGGCAGAAGATATACAGACTTATTTAGGAACGCTATCCGCTTTAGGCCTTACGTTAGCCTCCAATTTATTTATTGCAGAACAACCTGCAAAACCAAATAATTGTGTAACAGTAATAGATACAGGTGGGTATGGAACAGATTTAGGATTAGAGACGCAAGGGTATGAAAGACCTTCAATACAGATATTAGTTAGAAATACAGGATATATTGCAGGATATGATCTTGCACAAAGCATACAAGTTGCCTTACATGGTTTATCACATCAAACCATAAATGGAACTGTATACACAGTAATCCAATGTACCAGTGGCCCCGCTTCATTGGGACAGGATGAGAGTGGAAGAGAACAATTTAGCGTGAATTTCAATGCTCAAAGGCGTTGAGAATTTTAAATTTACAAAGGAGGTAAATTATGAGTAGTGCAATTAGTGGAGTAGGCACAAGTTTTCGGAGATGGAATGGTTCCAGTTGGGAAAACATTGCCGAAATAAATTCAATCACAGGTCCTAATAAATCAAGGGATACGATTGATGTTACTTCTTTAGATTCTACTGGTGGTTATCGTGAGTTTATTGGTGGATTCAGGGATGGAGGTTCAGTAACCTTGCCTATGAATTTTACCAGAGATACATATGATACGATGAATACAGATTTTGAGGATGATGATCTTCAGAATTATGAAATCTTTCTGCCAGATGATGACGGTACGTCATTTGAATTTGAAGCTCTTGTAACGGAGTTAGGTTTAGGGATACCTGCTGACGATAAAGTAACAGCAGATGTCACCTTGAAAGTTAGTGGACAGGTAACGGTGAATTCCGGTTCCGGTTCAGCATAAATTATTATAATTCTAATCAAGAATTTTTATTATTAACAATTAAATACATAATCAGATGAGTAATTTATTAAACAGAGAAACACTTCTTAAAAAAGAAGAACTTGAAGTAAAAGAAGTTGATTTAGGAAAAGGTGAAACAGTTCATGTTCGCCAGATGACAGGAAGAGAAAGAGATACATTTGAACAGTCTCTTATTAAGAAAACAAAGAATGCAGCAGGTCACGTAACAGGATTTGAACAAGCTACTGATGACTTTAGAGCAAAGTTAGCTGTATGTACTGTATGTGATAAGGATGGCGTTTTATTATTAAAACCAACAGATTACCCGGTTTTAAGTCAAAATATGAGTGCTGCCCGATTGGAGAAGATCGTAAACGTGGCTCAGAAGTTAAATGCAATAAGTGAAGAAGACAAGGAGGAGTTAGTAAAAAACTCCGTAGCCGGCCAAGCCGGCAGTTCTACTTCCGTCTCTGCAAAGAGTTAAAGATAATTCACCCTGATTACTTGTTGGATAATTTAACAAGTAATCAGATTAGTGAATGGGAAGCTTATGATAGGTTGGATCCGATAGGGGAATGGAGAGGAGATTTTCAATTGGCTTACATTAGTTCTTTAATAACAAATGTGGCGATTAGTGTTCATGGAAAGAAGGGAGCAAAATTAACACAACCACAAGACTTTATGTTGGAATGGGGAAAAGAGAAAGAGGAAGTACAGAAACAGTCTACGGATCAGATTAAGGAATTTATGATGAGCTTTGCAAAAGATCAGAATAGAAGAGTAAAATTAGAAAAGGGGAAATCAAGACCTCCAGTAAAGAAGAATAAACCACCTAAAAGGGAGAAAAGATGAATATAGGGCAATTAACGGTTTCACTTGGTGTAGACACTACAGGATTAATAGCAGCACAAACTGCTATGACTAATTTTCAAAGAAAGACTGTAACTTCTTTAAATACGATGGCACAAAGGCTTCGTACATTTGGGTATTTGTCTACTGCCACTCTTACTCTCCCTATTATATTGGCGGGGAAAGCTTCTACAAAAATGGCAATGGAGTATGAGGCATCTCTGTCTAAAGTGATTGGTTTAGTAGGGGTTGCAAGAGAGCAGGTAGAAGAATGGGGGGATGATATTTTAAAACTTGCTCCAAAAGTAGCACAGGGACCAAAGGAATTGGCTGATGCTTTATATTTTATTACTTCTGCTGGTTTGAGGGGGTCAGATGCTATGGAAGTATTGGAAATGTCTGCTAAAGCTGCTACAGCGGGATTAGGGGCAACTAAAACAGTAGCAGACCTTGTAACATCCGCAATGAATGCTTATGGGATAGAAAATCTTAGTGCGGCACAGGCTACAGATATTCTTACTGCTACAGTAAGGGAAGGTAAAGCAGAAGCCACGGCACTTGCATCTTCAATGGGAATGGTACTTCCTATTGCTTCAGCTATGGGAGTTTCTTTTAATCAGGTAGGTGCTGCAGTTGCGGCAATGACTCGTACAGGAACAAAGGCTACAACAGCATCAATGCAATTACGACAGATACTCAATTCATTAATAAAACCTAGTCACGGTGCAGAAGTAGCTTTAAAAAATATGGGAACATCTTCTGCTAATTTACGCAAAACAATAAAAGAGGACGGATTACTTACAGCTTTAATGGATATAAAAAACTTAACAGAAAAGTATGGGGAAACAGTAATGTCAAAAGTTTTTCCAAATATACGTGCATTATCAGGTGTATTAGATATTATGGGAAAAAACCTTGAACAAAATGAGGGTATATTTAAAAGAATGTCGGATACTGTGGGGGATGGTGAAAAAGCATTTATGGTTGCCACAGAGACAATAAAATTTAGATTTAATGCCATTTTAGCAAAAGCACAAATAGTAATGATTAAGTTTGGGAAAACTGTAGCAGAAGTTATCATTCCTATGTTTTCAAAATTAGTAGGTAAATTAGACGAGTTAATAAAATGGTTTGATGCTTTATCAGATGCACAAAAAAGACATAAAATACAAATTTTAATATGGGTGGCGGCTTTAGGACCTATTTCAATGGCTTTAAGTATTTTGATATATACTTTATCGGGGTTAATAGGTATTATTGGGGGTGTGACAAGTGCTATAGCGGGGCTTACTGTTGTTTTATCTACTAATCCATATACAGTTGCATTAACTGCTGTACTTGCTTTAGCTGCGGGGTATGTGCTATTAAAAAAACGTATGCTTGAAACTAGAAATGAGCTTGAAG